TTAAAAGGAAGTGATGCAAAATATTTTTGATATTCTTGATTACTAGATATCCAAACGTTTCCTGTTCCTGTAATGTTAAACTGTGCTGCATCATATCTTATTATTTCGCCATTAGAATAAAAATAACCTTGATATCTTGTTAACCAATAAATGTTTTCTCCAAGATCTATAATATTATTAATTACTATCCCATTAGCAACTGTTGGTGGAGAATCTGATAAATTTGAGTTTAATGGCATTGCCCCTAAAACATAACTACCTTGCTTTGAGGCTAATTCATTTATGGTTTTTGTTGAGTTAGTTCCAGAAACTTCCCACAATAGTGCTGGCTTATATATCCACGTTTTTTCTTTATCAATCATAGATGCTTGACGAATTGACCCATATGACCTTTGAATATATCTTGTTGTATAGTTTATTTTTCCATCATTAAATATTTGTTTATCTTGGCTACTTATTGCAATAATGTTTGGAATTGAGGATCCAGTTTGATTCTCAATAATATTAGAAACTGATTGATCGTTGTTTCCAATAAGTTGTAAATCTGTAGATCTCATAGACTCTGAAGGCATTAAATAGTCTTTACTCATTACTATAAAATTATTATATTCATCAAAAAACATAGATGTTTGTGTTGATATTGCTAACTGATTTAAAACTTCAGCAACGTTTTGATCTGGTGCTATAAAGAAATACGGAATTATAGGATCACTTTCTCCGTCAATTCTTTTAAAAGAATAATTTGCAAAACCTATATAGTCTAATAATAATGAAATTGCATAACTTAAAGAAACTTCAGTAACAAGCATTCTTGGAGCAGGCATAGATTCTAAAAAGAAATAAAAATCTCTTAGTTCTAAAGAAAGAGTAGCAGCAGTAACATCTGATTGTGGAATTCCCTCAGAGTATAAAGTTTTAATTGGTACAAAATCATAATATTCAATTCCACCTACATCAGCAATTTGTTCATAAAAATTAAATTTTATATTTTTTCTTAAATATTTAGCAATAATACTATTTGTATTATTTGTATTAAATGCTTGATCTGTGTCAAATATTGAAATTGTTCCAGTAGATGCTAATAGTTGACCAACTGGCAAAGAAGTATTTCCAAGATCAGAAAGTGATTTACGAACGGTATACTCAATAACACTATCAGATATGTCGGCAACAAGTCTAGGAGACATTTCAATTAAATCAAAAGTTGTGCCATCTTTGTTCATTGTTTCTGCAACAACCCTAATTCCTTTAATATACTCAAACTCCCTATATCTTGTTTCACTGGTGTTAGGGTTTACAAAAGAAAACGGGGAAACAAGTTCTTTAACAAAACTAGTTCTTGCATTAAGAGATTCAGATCCTAATGTCCAGCCATACTCTGGTACAAATGTTTCATAGTCAGAAATTTCATCACTCCAAACAAAAAATTCCCCAACAGTTGATTCATTTTCTAAAACAAAATACGCATATCCGTTTATAGATAATTCTGGAAGTAATGTTTCAGACGAGTATGTCTCTGCAAAAACAAAAGTATCTTTATATTTATCTGGAATAATTAATCCATACTCTAGTTCTACGTATCCATCTGATTTAATAATAGCAGTACCATCTGCCCTTGTAGAGTTTTCGTCAAATGAATAAGCATCTATCCAACTATTATTTTTAAGGTATTGGATTTTCCATCTTTTAGGAGTTGTTTTATTTGCATCTCCGTATAGTGGGTCTGCAAAGGTTGATGAAAAGTTTGTAAATGGGGCTAGATCAATATCTCCTACATTTGTTTGCATTTTTACAACAAGTCTATTTGCTGGAACCTCTTCTTTATATACTACGAACGGTACTGCATCGTCAATGTAATACTGACCACCTGATACCTTTGCAATACCCCTTTCCAAACCTTCTTCTTTTCTATATGAGTTCCAGTATTTAAATTGATCATATCTAGATGACATATAGTATCTTGGTCTTTGGGCTAAAGATGCTCCAGAGTTTGCCAAATACTGCTTGTTAGATCTAAAAAATAATGGTTTGTTGATTCCAGATCTTGGTCTAAATGGCTTTAAGCAATCTTCTAATGAGTATAGTAGTTTTCTCTTTTGTTCTATTGACGTAAATAGTTGTGGGGAGTCTTCGTCATCTACCCCGCCACTTATAGATACTTCAGAGTCTGTTGCATCTGTATAATAATCTCCAGCATCTAATTGATCAAAGTAAATTGGCAGTGTTTTAAATTTAAGATCTGCGTCGGTTGGTCTGTATCTATAGTTACCAACATAAAAAATATTGTCTGGCATATTCATATTCCATTCAGCCAAAATCAATGACTGAAGTTTTATTGTTGCAGATGTTTCAAAGTGGGTCTTTAATGCTTCGTTAACAAACAACTTAGACCTCTTCCAGCGTTACCGAAATATTCCAAAGGTCATGGTTTGTCCCACCACGTTTTACTACGCTATAATTAAAATCAGCAAAATAAACTTGAATAATTTGATTATATTTTCCTAAATTATTAAATGATGCATCATTTGTTCCAAAGTTTTTATATTTATCATAGGCTAAAAACATCCAAAAAGGACCTTGATGATTTTCATACCAATCTAATAACTCTACTCCACCCGCTCCGCCATCTGAAGTAAACTCTCCAGTTGTATTTTTATTTGGTGAAGATCCAGTTGAATTAAAGTCTGCTAACTCAGAATAAGCACGGGATGGTAAATTATTCCAAGATACTGACATAGTTAACTTATCAGCAATATGATAAGATCTCATCCTACCATTAATCGTTCTTTCACGTTTTTCAATTCGTTCTGAGTTAAATGACATTTCTGCTCTATTGTGATCTGACAGTATTAAAAATTGGTCAACGCCACCAGAAGTAAGGGCTGGATCTGCCCCTATTTCTTGTCCAGTTGGCACGTAAAGGCCGCTTACAAGGGTTCCAGCATTCTCTGACCAAAGGATACCCTGTGGTCTCTGATACCTCTTTCTACCCGAAATATACGCTGCGGTTGCCATTATGCCCCTCTTTGAGTTCTAATTCTTTGGTTGTCAATTTGTTTAATCTGTGTTATAACAGTTCTTGCAATATCATTTGGATTTGCATCAGATTTAACATTAACATTTAGACTATAATTATACACTGAAGACCCTCCGTATGAGCCATCATTTATTTTATTAAGATTATTTACTCCAAAAGAATCAACGGCATTTTTACGAACAACAAATTCTCCAGGGGTAAGCATTGCTGGAATTGTGTCGGTGCCTTTAGAGTATCCACCTGAAACATAGTATTTAGGAATTATTCCACCCATGGCTCTTGCACGGTAGGAAACTGTTGATGAAGTTTTTGTTGGTGTAGGTACTGTGTATCTGTATCCACCACCTCTTGGACCAGATGCGCTTGCTGTTGATGCTGCCGTTGGTATTATTGTTGGCATAACTGGTGTTGGTCCATAAAGACCACCAGACAAACCTTGACTATATGCACTTGGCTTAGGCACTGGTTTTGGTATAGGAGTTTTTTGCAAATCCTTCATAATGTTTGTTAAATCTTCAAGTTGTGCTCTGCTTTCTGCAATAGAGTCGTTATTTTCTTTTGTTATTCTTGCTACTTTTTCTGCAGTTGTTTCTGCCGCTGGATTGGCAAATGTTAAAAGTGAAGCAGAACCCAACTCTTTACTTGTAATTCCATCCCACAACGCTTTCATTCTTATAAGCGTATCTTCGTGATTACGTAAAACTGCTTGATACTCTACACCCCGAACCCTTGCACCGTCTACCCCTAAAGCCACAGCCTCCCACTTTGCTCGTTGTGCTTCAATTGCACCAAGTTCTGCTTCAAGTTTAGCCTGTAATGGTAATATTGATAGTTTGTTTATATTATAGTTTGCATCTTGTAACCTTAAAATTTCAGCAGCAACTGAAAGCGAGTCTTGTTCAAGTTTATAAATTTGTTGAGAAATACCAAAAAGTTTTTGCTCAATTTGAATTCTTGTTAGTCCACCAGAATTTTTTAAATTTGCAAGTTCTTTTTCTCTTGCAACTTGTAATAAATTTGAATTTCTTTCTTGTGCTGCACTTGCAGCGGCTGCCCTATCTTCTTGTATAGCCTTTGCTGCAGCAGATATATCGCCTTGAGTTAATGCATCAGCAATTGTAATCTTTCGTTGTTCTTGTTTAACAATTTGATCATTAACCTCTGCTATTTGGCTAAGTGCTTTTTCTTGTTCATCATATTTTTTGTTAATGCTTTCTGCAGCCTTATCAATTAAAGACAGGTCATTATTTAAGATTGTTGATTGTGCATTAAGCAATGCTATTGGTCTATCGTAATTTTCTTCCATTAATCGTTGTTGTATATCAATTAATTTTTCATTAGCATCAATCAATTTATTTGCAGCATCAATTTGTGGCTGATAAATATTTCTTGCTTCTCTTTCAATAACATCAAAGTATTCCATTGCCATGCTTACTTCTTTTTTTATCCGTTCTGCAGGATTTATTATATCTTGTGTTCTTGTTTGATTTCTTTTAAGTTCTCTTAGTGTAGCAATCATTCTATCAATTTCTTCTTTTGTTTTACCACTTGCAAAAGCAAGGGCAATTTGCTCATTTGTAACAATTTCTAATGCCTCTGCAGCAGACAGTCCAGCAGCCTTTAAATTTGTGAATGTTGCACTCTGTGCTCTTAGTACTTGGGTTTGATCTCTAGCATTGTCTTCAAACTCTCCAAGAGTTGCTTCATTTAATGCCTTTGCTAACTTTTTTCCATCTTCAGTTATTGTAACAATACCGTTTTTAATTTTAATAAATTTCTTTTGAATTGCTGGATCTAAATCAGATATAAAATTAATAAGTTCTTGGTTTATTCCTTGCGCTCTAAGTTGTTGATTAATTCCTTTAAATATTTTAATGTCTCCACCAGATTTGTTCATTACCCTTCTTAGTTCTTCAATTCCACCACGGGCATTTATTGATGCATCTCTTACTAACTTTAATCTTTTAAGTAGTTCATCTAAAGTTGTATCTCTTTCTCCTGAGCCAGGAGTTGCCCCCTTATTTGTTCCTTTTTCTATTGCTGCGTTAAAACCTTTTGCTAAGTATGCTGCTATAGCATCTTGTTCTGACATACCTTTAAATTCAGCAAGTGCTGCTGCTCTAATTTGTGGATCTACTTTTCCAACTAAATAATTAACAAGCAATGTTTTATTTATAAGTGGTTTACCTTCAGATAATTTATCAAAATTAGTTAAGGCATCTGCAAATAATGTTGGATTTTCACCAGCAAGTTTTTGAACAACTGTTTTATCTATTTTATCTGGCAGTATTGAAATTTTTGATAATGCATCATTTGCAACTGTTAATTGTTTTACTCCATTAGTAGTAAGGTCTAGTTGAACTCCATACTTTTGTTGAAATTTTGCAAGAATATCTAATGCGGTCATGTCTTTATCAAAGGCAACTTCGTTAGTGTTTATATAATTAAGCATTAAGTCAATTGTTTTTGCATTTGTACCAGTCTGCGTTATTAACTCAAGAAGTGTGCTTGCCCCTGCAAAACCTTCTTTTCCTACAACCGTATTTATTTTTGCTTGAATTTCTGGAACTTGTTTGGATGCATCTAAAAGAGCAATTACCGCATTTGGACTTAACTCTCCAGAAGCAAAACCAATCTGTATGACCTTTTTAAAATCTGTATTTGCAAAATCATTTAATTCATCTTTAGCAATATCTTTAAACACTTTAATGGCATCTGAAGCATTTTTGTATAAATTATCGATAGATGTTCCAATTGCTTTGTCAAAATTTTCTGTAGATATTTGACCTGATAATTTAATAACATCGTTTATCGTTTGTTGATTTGCATTATTTAAACTATCTAAACCAATTTTTCTTTGATCTTCAATATCTTTAATTTCTTTTTCAGTTTTTGCATTTTTAAGTTTTAAATCATATTGTTGATTTAATGCATCTACAAGTTGTTGATTTTGAACAATTGCTTCAAGTCCTAGTTGAATGCTTGCAGCATCAAGTTTTGCATTTGCTGATTTTGCTTTATTTTGATCGTATGCTGCTTTTACTATTGCACCACTACTTAATAAAGCAACTACTGCAGCAGCAGGAAGACCAACACCCGTAGCAGCCAATCCACCAGCGGCAGCAAGGCCAGCAACGCCACCGCCAGTTGCGGCTAGGCCCCCTGCAGTAACTTCTCGTTTTCTATTGTTTTGTGCCTGATCAAATGCTGTTTGTAAGTTTGTTGCAGAATCTTTTTTAATTGCTAATGCAATTTGAAGTGGATCTTTAGTTAAATTTTCGCCATTTGGACCAAATAAAGATACAAGTTCTCCACTAATCATTAATGGTATTTCATAACTGCCTAGTTTTTCTCCTAATGCTGAAGCAATACTCTTTGCTTGTTCTGTTGTAACTACTCCCTGCAATATTGCAGTTGATAATTGATTTGCCATATTTGTTGCAATTTCTTTATCTGTTTTTCCTGTTTTTCCTTGGGTAGCAATATCTGCAATCAAACCTTTTCCAAATTCACTTTCTAAAACATTTTGTCCAAATTTTCTTTGTTGGTCAACAGTTCCAGAAATAAGGTTTTGTCTTTTTCGATCTGCAGACTCTTTTGATGAAACTGTTCCAGTAATTTTTGATAACTCAATTAATTTAGTGTTGGTCATTGACATAGCCTTAGCAAGATTTATGCCTTCTTGTCTAGCCTTTTCTATATCTTTATTAAACTTATAAATTACTGCGGTAATAGAAACTAGCCCTGCAACAAACAATCCAAGTGGATTAGTAAGCATAGGGGCAATACTTGCAAGAGCAGAGACACCCATCATTGCCATACCCACGCTATTGTTACCAGTCATGAATCCTGCCATTGCTCCAATACCCGCAATTCCAGCAACAGGGCCAGCAACCGATCCAACTCTTTGTGCTCTTTGTGCTCTTACTTCACGTTTTTGATCTTTAGTTAATTTTGTTGTTGTTTTTGTTCCGTCGTCAAGTGTTTCTGTATTTTTATCTAGTGACTCAATTAGTTTGTTCATCTGTGATTCTTGAATACGTACTCCTGAAGCACTTGAGAAAGGTATTTCCCTTGTTCCGCCTTGAGTTTGTCCTGCTGGAATTCCACCCTGTGCTCCAACAATCCCAAGTCTTCCCATCCCTGGAATAAATACACCTTTGCCTGCACGAAGTGATGATGTTGTTTTTTTAGTAAGAATTGATTCACCCTTGCCAACTGCAATTTGTCTTGTATCACTTGATCCGCCACCAATTACACTAAGTGCTGAAGATCTTGCCACACCTGTTTGACCATTAACAACTCCAGATCTTTTACCAGATCCCATTGCTTCAAGTAAAGCCTTATCTTCTCTGTCATATCGGGCTTGTTGAATTCTACGTATATCATCGATTATAGTGCTTCCTGTCTTAATAGATGACGTGCCAGCCAAAGTCTTCATTGGTTGTGAATAAAAATTATTTTTTGATCTATGTTCTAATCCAGCAATAACTGCTTTTGCTTGATATGAGTTTGGATTTATTTTTGCATCATATGCAGCAATTGATCGTAGTGTTTGTGCTCCTGCAGCAGTTGTTGGATGTGTTCCTGATTGTAATTTTTTAAGTTCATTTCTATCAATTCCCATTGACCTTAATTGATCATCAGACATGCCCAAAAGATTTTGACCAAGTTTTCCTTTTACTGTATTTAAATAGTTATTAACATAACCAAGATCTGCAACAAGGTTTCCAGCATTCCATTGCTTAGTTCCAGAATTTCGAACTTCTTCTATATGGGATGCTTGAACATTAAATAAGTTCTTTTCTTGTCCTGGTGTTAAGATTATTCCTTGACTCTTAAGTACCTCTCTAATTGCACTAGTTTCTGTTGCAAACCCTGATTGTGACTGTCTTGCAAGTGATCTAATTCCTGATGGAGCAGATGTTCCACTTCCAGCACCACGGTTTATTGATAATCGTCTTTCTAGTTGTGATGCAGTCATTGGTCGACCACGCTCTATATTAGTTTCTAAAGCCTTTACAATTTTTTCTTCTGAAATTCCTTTAGATTTAAGTTCAATAATTTTATTTTCAAGATTTCTACCAGCACTTTGACTTCTTGTTGTAAAAGATTTTCCACCAACATTAACTGTTCCTGCTTCAAATCCTTGTATAGTTCCATTAACCAGTGCTTGAATAATTGGCTTAAATCTATTATCTTGTGCTGTTTCTGCTGGAATGATTGCTTCTCCAGGAGCACCAAGAAGTGGAATAATATCTCCTGCGCCCTTTGGTCCTGGCAATCCAGTTGTTCCAGATGCAAATCCTTTTGGTTTTCCACCTTTTATACCAGGTTTAAATCCTGGCATCATCATACCTGGATTTGCCATAGCAAATCTTGTTGCTGCTACGGTTGCATCAATATAGGCTTGACGTAATAATCTAACTGCCGTTGTTTCTACTGCAAATGATTGCGTTAGGCGTGTATGAGCCTGATTTAAAGATGCCGCTACTGTGGCTGCTTCTAGTTGTTCGCTATTTAAGTAACTTGTTTGTTGGGCAAGAAGGTTTGTATTTGTTCCAGCCCTTAAAAATCCAGAACGCATTGTTATAAATAGTTTTATTATGTTTGCAACACCGTTGGCAAGTAGGCCAAAAGTCATTAATAACACTGGTCCAATAACTCCAACAAGTGTTGACGCTATAACAATAAACTTTTTAGTGCCCTCTCCAAGATTATCAAACTTGTCTAATAGCCTACCAACTACTTGAACAATTGGTGTAACTGCTTCTAAAAATGTTTTTCCTATCGGCGCTATAGCAACCTTAAGTTTTTCTATTGACTCTTTAAAATTAGTTCCAACAGCATCTTCTAAAACACCTAATTCTCGTTCAGATAATATTGCAAGTTCTTCAATTGAAGCCCCCGCAAGATTTAAAACCCTAGCAGCCTGAGTTCCTTCTTTTGTTACGTTTTGAAATAAAGTTGATAGTCTTGAAAATTGAAACTTACCAAATAGTTGTTCAATAGCACGAGCACGGTTTAGAGGATCAAGAGTATCTAATGCCTTAGAAAAATCAATTACTGTGTTTCTTATGTTTCCTTTATTAGTTTCAACAATTGCATTAATGTTTACCCCAAGTTTTCCAAGAAATGCTGCTGCCTTGTCTGATGGATTAATTAAAGAGGCAAGACCTGATTTAAGGGCGTTAGCACCTTCTGATGCATTAATACCACCTTCTTTCATTGCTGTTAAGAAAAATGCTAGATCTTCAACAGATCCACCAAGTTGTTTTACTACTGGTCCTGCTTTAGGAATTGCTTCTGTTAAATCTTCAATAGATACTACAGTTTGGTTCTCAACTGCGTTAAGAAAATTAATTTTACTTGCTAAATCTTCTGCTGCTACACCAAAAGCATTTGTTACTGATATTGTTGTTTCTAATGCTTGTGCTTGCTCTACTCCGCCAAGAACTGCAAGGCGAGTTGCTTGTGCTACTTGGGCTGTAAGTTCTGCCCCTGTTTTACCCATTGCTGCGGCATTAGCAGCCATTTCCATAGTTTCTGTAACTGCAACACCATATTTTGTAAATTCTTTGGCAAGTTGTTCTACATCAGCCAAAGCCTTATTGGTTTGGTCAGTTGTTGTAAACATATCTCCATAAACACGTTTAAACCTAATGGCTTGTTTTTCAAGATCCATAAATGTTTTAGCAGCGGCGGTACCAAAATAAGCAAGGGGAATTGTAAAGCCAACCATAAGTTGACGTCCTGCCCACTGTGTATTCTTACCAAAATTTAAAAGGTTAGTAGATCCTTGTTTTAATAGTTGATTTAACAATGCTTGTTTTTGTGCTGCTACTGCTAATTTTGTAGAGTAGTCTTTCATGTTTAAAGTGTTTGGAGTTATTGAAATTGCTTTCATTGCTCCAGAAGCATCACGACCCATCTTGATATACTGGGTCTGCATCTTCTTAACACGTTCTTCGGCCACCTTGCCAATTGTGTTAAATTCTTGTTTAAATAATCTGCCAAATGTTTTTGTAGATCCGCCTGCATAACGGAAATACTCACGCATAGAGAGTTTATTTGTCTCCAGTGCGTGAGTAAATGATTCTGTTGAGGTTCTTACTAACCCCATTTGTGCACGGAATTTACCCGTTGCATTTATTGAATTTAAAAGATTGGTCTGCAAGCCCTTTTGAGCGGCTGCTGCGGCAGCGCTACTTTTTGCTACAGATGAATGGAAGGTTGCTAATTGACGTTGGAGATTTTTAAGTTCTGCCAGTGCCGCCGACGTATCAATATGTACGCCAATATTAGCATTTACATCAGCCATTCATTTACACCTCTTATATTATTTAGTTGTTTGCAAGCACTGTATTTAAAAGAGCGTTTGCATCTGCTAGTTTAACTCCAGAAGCGGCTTCAATAATTTTATAAACTGTTGGAAGGTCTAAGACCTCTTCTAGTTTACTAATATCTTTAGACAGGTCTGGATTGTACTGCTCCATAGCAATTTGTACGCACTCAATAAGAAGAGTCATTGACTTATCGTTATCTTCTGCTACCCCTGCTACCTGCTCAAACTTTTTCATAAATGGACGAAGCAGAGAAATCTTAAGTGAGCGTACCTTAATTTTTGTGCCGTCCATGAGAACAAGTTCTTCACCCTCGTGTACTGTTGTTGCCATTTGTGTATCCTCCTATATAGGCTATGTCAATTATAGCATAGGGAAGTTATTTTGTTAGATCTTCGTAATCCAAACCCATACCTATACCAAACCCTGCTTTCTGTGCATTAGGTCCTTGTAATGCTAAAATATCGTTGCCGTCAACAGTTTTTCCTTTGCTAAAAACTCTTGCTTTCATATCTTCCCATTCCCTTTGACCTTTATCTTTATTTGATTCTTTGTCTAGGTCTACCCCCTGAATTGCAGCCAAGAATTTTTTTTCTGTATAGTCTAATTCTCTAATTACCTCTAGGGTTGCCATTAACTCTGGCATTGATAAAGAAGTTTCTAACTCTTGGTAGTCTTTCCAAATACCGAGCAAAAATACCTCTGCTTCTAGTTTTGCAAGGTCTAGGGTTTCCCAGGTTTGACCACTACCAATTGCTTGATCCTTTACTGGTTCTTCTAACTTTTTATTAATCTTAATGCCAGCAGCGGCATCTAGTACTTTATAGACAGTGGGCATATCTATACTGTCCTCAACATCCTTAACAGTACCTGAAATTTTAGGATAGTATTGTTTCATACAGATTCTAACACATTCTATTAATATACCAATTGCGTCATCATCATTTTTTGTGTTTTTAATATTATTAAATGTCAACATAAACTCACGAAGATACTTTATTTTTAATGGTATTATTTCTAATTCTGTCCCATCAAATAAATAGACTATATCACTTTTATATATTGTAGTTGCCATAGAATTCTATTCTATCACAAACACAACAAAAAACCCACCTCCGAAGAAGTGGGTATTTGTTTAATCTGAATTTAGATTATGATTGACCGTATGTGCGATCTACGATTTTACCGTAAGATCCTGATGTATCTTCTGGCAATAAACGGAATGATACTTCAAACATTGAAGCCTCATCACGCTTTGCTGATACAGTTACGTTTTCAATTGACAAAGCACGGTATGCTGTGTAAACTCTTTCAACTTCGGCTGCAGTTGCTGGGTTTCCAGTTCCTGGGCCAACAGCAACTAATCCTCGCTCCAATGGAACTTCTCCGATGTCGCCAGCAGAAAGATTTAATGTTCTTCCTGTAGATGCTGCTTTGTTTCCTGAAATTTCGTCTTCAGCATAGGCTAGAGCAAGAAGCAAGTTTTCTAAAGTTGCTTCGGCAAAGGCTGTTGCAAGATTTACTTGCATGCCTTGCTTAAATAGTCTAGCAACGTCAAGAACCTGATCTACCTGGACTTCACCGAAATCTGGTTGGAACTGTAATTCAAGACCGTTCATTGTATAACCTACGTTAGTATACGCTGCATCTGCTGTAAGTGTATCTTTAAAAGACTCACTTGCATCAAACGCTTCCAGTGTTGCTGGAGTTAAAGTTGTGTCAGCAATAAAAAGTGCTGCTGCACCAACGATAATGTTGTTCGACGTACCACGGCTATATGGCATGTATTTTACCTCTTTTCATAATAGTAGATATTAAGTTGTATGGCGTTGTTTCCTCGATATAATTATATCACCGTTTTAGGAGTACCTCTGATTTGAGCCTTCTACGCTTACCGTGTGATAGTCATACTCTATGACTAACTTGTTTAGCCCCAAAGTTCTGGCTGAGGCTAATTCTATTATGTCTCTACTTTCATCTGCTTGATATACTTTTAAATTGTGAAAAAATACATTTTTAGGGATTACAGCACCATTTTCATCCTCTATGTCATTTTCTGCTATCCAAGAGTTTAAAGCCTGCGCTGCAACATCTTCTCGATCAAGACACTCTATTATTACTCTGGTTGTATCAAATAATTTAGAAAGGTTAGGGCTATAAATAAAATATATTAATTGCTCTCTTTTATGTTTATAAAATGGAGTAGGTCTAAACCTCATAAGTCTGTCGAATATAATTACAGTAGTATCAGGATTATTTCTAATAAAAGGAATATCATTATAAATACCTTCTACGCTGTCTGGCACTTGGGCAGGAAAAAATGGTTGAAACGGTTCTGGTCCAGTTGGCATTAATTCAAATTCTTTAAGTTCACTGTTAATAAAGGCATTAACAAAGAGCGGCGGGAATCCAGTTTCTTTTGATACTATTGATACCATAATACTATTCTACACCAATCTTTGCATTAACGATCCACCTAAATCCAGTATCAACACCTTTAGACTTGCCTAACTTAGATCCAGAGTTGATATTTTTTTTGAATACTGTTGGTTTTTTAATATAATCGTATATTCCGCTAGCCCGCAAAAATGATTGTTTAAAGTATCTTAAAATAAATTCATCCATAGTTTTTTCAAAAGATCCTTGAGCCTGAACTCCTCCAGGGTTTCTAACTGTTACAGGGTTTTTAGTAAATACAGTTTGACCACCTTCATTAAAAACAAGAACTGGAGATTTTATTGGTTTAATTACAACTGGAATTCCTTCTTCCATAATTTTAGCCTTATTGTAAAAAGGAATATTTGATTCTTTTTTTACACCTCTTGATTGAGTAAATGTTGAGTTAATGCTTAGCCCCAAATTACTAACAGTATATGTAATGTTAAATAGCCTTGAACTTGGACTACCCGTTTGATACCACTCATATACATGTTTAAGTGCTGCGGGATTTCCCCTTGCAGAAACGTCTATATATCTAGCCATTGCATCTATTGTTGCAACTCCTAGGTTTTTTAAAAAAACAGTTTTACCCTTTTGAGCACCATCTAAAAATCCATAAGCATACTGAACAATGTTGTTCATTTGTTTATCAAAACTTTTAGTATTTGTTGTAATTATCATTAGTCTGTTATTGTTTGATTTTCTGTTCTACGTAATAATACCTTAAAATACTCAATTGATCCAAATGGTCCAGTAAAAGGGTCTACAGTTGCTACCTCATAGATTGTTCCACGTCCAGACCTTGAGCCTCCTGTTTCTCTATAAATGAGTTGGTCGTTGGCATTACGGATATTTGTAATTAAAATATTGTTAATTGCATTTTCTGTTTCAGTTGAAGACATTCTAGGATCTGCTTTTACTCTTGCTATTAGTTTGTTTTCATGTTGTAAAAATGCTTCTGGTTTAATTTGTTCAGTACCCGCCCCTCCTATAGAGGTAGCATTGCATATAATTGTTCTATCATAAAACCAGGTTCTACTTGCTTGTCCGTATTGTGTTTGGTTTATTACTGGATAATATAGGTCAGCCTTCATTGGATAAAGAAAGTCTGTTGTTGTACAGTCTTCCATTATAATACTCCTGGACGGATGATATTCTCTTTATATTTTTCTAAAATTTTATCTACTAGGATGTTTCCAGTACCATCAATTAAACGTTTATCGTATTCAATTTTAAATTGATCGGTGCTATAGTTTTTAATATATCTCTTATAGTAATCTAATTTTCCACACTTAATGTCATCAATTAACATTAATGTTGCATCTTGGATATCATAAGGAACAACCTTATACCCAGTCTCTAGCAACATAATATAATCTGCTCCTTCTGGAAATGCAACTCCAGGCACGACAGTCTGAGTGTGTCCACTATCTTCTGTATCAAACATACTGATAGAGTCTGAATATCCTAATGGAATGCGTGAGTATCTTCGTTCTGCACGATTGATAGAGTCAGTTGCTTCTAGTGGATCTTTAGTAATTGCTGTTTTATCTTTAGTAATTAAAAAAGTATAGTCTAACAATTCTGGTCCGTCTTCGTTGTCTATATCATAAACCAGTTGTGCATTTTCATATACCTTTAAAATTTTGTGAGTTTTTTTCCAAAGTGGTAGATAGTCATTTCCTTGTCCAACAACCTCTAAGTATGTTCTATCATAATAAAATCCACCAACAGCAGCATCAATAATTGCTCTTGCTAAATTTTCATAACCTGTATAAAGTGCTATGTCAGTTGCTGTACCAGATGTAGCCAAAGATGTTGGATCTACGTATGGTCTCATAATTTCTAAATTATCTTGTACTACAATATCACCACGTACAATGTTTGCTCCAGAAGATCCACCATCTTCATAAATTGTTAAAGCATATGATTTATCATATTTAACAAAATCATCATCTAAAGAGTAGGTTATTTTTTTACTAGCATTAGACTCAATGGTCTCTTCAATTTCTGTTAATTCTGCAACGTTTTCAATAACAATAACATAGTCAGCATTAGCATCTGGAACTGTATAGGTTACAGAAAGTGGATAGGGTGGAAGACGTAATATTTGCATTTTTATTTACCGTAATATGATGCTACCTCTTCAGGTGGTGCAATTCTTACCAACCTGTGAGTTAACCATTTTTCGGATGCCTCCTTTGAGACTATGTTGTATCCTACCTTAAGGGCACCTAGGTTGTCCATGTGCAGGTTTCTTTCTGAGTATAACGCTATTTTGTTTATCATACTTTTTGCTTTATCTGCTTCTTGAACTTGTTCTTCTGTTTTTTCTGGTGGAATCCAACTAGCCAAGATTTCTAAAATTTCAAGTTTAGTGGTTGATTCAAACAACTCTATATTATTTTTTTTTGCATATGCCTTTAATGCCATTACAGTTTTAGTCGATAATTCTTCTATTGTTAAACTCATAATTCTCCTATGCTTATTTGTAATTATACCAGAATAAGAATAAGGCGGGTAGTTTTTACGCTACCCGCCCTAATATTTGATCTTTTAGATCTTAGGAATCAGCGCTATCTGAGTCAACATAAGCGACTGCATCTAGTTCTTCCCATTGGATACCAAAGCGTACAAATACTGTGTACTCAATTGTATCTTTCTTTGGCTTGTATTCACGGTTTACAGTGATGTCTCTCTGGAAACCCCATACACGGTTCTGAGGGAATGTCAAATCGACATAACCTGCAGGGTAGTAAGGAACTTCTAGAACGTCTACACCAAGTACACGAGTTGTGCGTGAGTTGCCAGTTGTCTGTGCGCCACCATCAAGGAATGCTTGACGATTTGCTTCAGTGCTTCCTGGACGGTTAGCAAATGCTTCTGCAACTGCATCAGCAAGTGTGCCGTTGTTACGAACAATACCAGCAAAAGCATCAGTACCTGCGTAGAACTTAAGATTGCTCTTAAGTGCACGATACTTACGAGGCATTGCTAATAGCAAGCCTTGCATTACTGATGTTGAGTAGTTGTTGTCTGAAACTGTTGCAGCATATTCGTGAGCGTCGTTTCCGACTGTTCCACGAGTTTGCTTTACGAATCCAGCCATGATAGAAAGGAAGGCATCTGAGCCTGATCCTAGACCATTAATAGCAAGGTCTTCAATATCGTTAGCGAATGCATTGGTCATTAAGCGAACTAAATGATCTTCAAGTGCTCCACCTTCAATATTGTCTTCTAGTGCTTCAGTTGATACTTCCCAATCAAGACGAATCTTTTTGGTAGTTAATTCAACCTTTGAGAATGTTGCACCAATGTTTGTGTAATCTGGTGCGCCTTGTGCGGCTGCACGGATAACACGCTCTCCAACGTTGACCTTTTCGATCTCCATTGTATTGGCACGCATTGTAACTCTACGACCATCTTTAGCGAGAACTGTTGCATCCCACACATAGTCGATGAAGCGACGTGCTTGTTCTGGTGCTAGAATACCACCTGCTGCGCCTGTTGGGTTTACTGCGTTTG